TGATGCCAAAACAAAAACCGACTCTTTACATTGATCGATTGATAGGGTGGTTAAATCCGGTTAGGGGGATTCGCCGGGTCGGAGCTCGAATGATGCTCGAAACGCTCTCAAGGAAGGAAAAATTGAGCGAGAGGGCCTTCGAGGGAATCTCAGGGAGCCGCCTCCGTCATGACTGGACAAACATCACCCAGGATGCCGATACCGCCAATGTGACCAGTCTTACCGAATTGCGAAATGTATTGAGAGATCTCAGACAAAATACCGGAATTATCTCAGGGCCCCTAAAAAGAATCACCAATTATGTGATCGGTACGGGACTCAGACCGCAGGCGAAAGCGAGGATAGATACTGAGGATCAGGCAATCTTTTTGACTCAGGGTATTTCTCCCATTACTGAAACAATCGCCCAGAGATTCATTTATCAATCCGAGCGTGCCTGGAGAAATTGGGTCGATAAGGCCGATGCCCAATTGAGAATGAATTTTTATGAACTTCAATCCTTGACCTTCATGGCGATGTTTGCCGATGGGGAAGTCCTTGCGGTTGCGAGATCATCCCAGAAATACCAACGCACAATCCCTCTTTGCTTCGAGATCATTGAGATCGATCGACTGGCAACGCCTCCCGGTGAAATAGCCAATCCTAAAATCAGAAATGGGATCGAATTTGATGAGGAGGGGGTCCCAATTCGTTATTTCGTTTTGAAACAGCATCCCGGAGCGAATTATTTTATTGGCAAAAATCTGGCAGATTATGAACCAATCGACGCATTTCAGGGAAACGGCCAAAGAAAAGTTTTCCATCTATACGATATTCTGAGACCAGGGCAATCAAGGGGTTATCCTCCTTTTGCCTCTGCACTTGAGGATATTCAGGACCGGAAAAGATACCGAGAAGCCGAAGTTGTGGCTGCCCGGGTCGCTGCCTGCCTTGCAGCTTTTGTAAAATCCCCATCTGCTTATACAGAATTTTCAAACCTCAATACCAATTCGAGTACAGAGAAAATGAAAGAATTTCAACCCGGCATGATCAAATATCTTCAACCGGGTGAAGAGGTTCAGCTTTTTGAGCCCAAACGGCCGAATACGAATCTTCCCGAATTCATCAAACATATGGATAGGGAGATCGCCAATGCCGCCGATTTTCCTTATGAGATTCTAACAGGGGATTGGGGAGAGTTAAATTATTCCAATGCTCGGACGATCATGATTTTGGCTTACATCGCAATCCGCGCCTATCAACAATATTTTGTCGATCATTTTTGCTATCCTGCCTGGGAACTCGCCATGACTGATTTTGTGGTCAAGGGTTTAGTGGAGGCCCCAAGTTTCAGAGAACGGATCAAGGATTATTGTAACAGCCAGTGGATTCCTCCTAAACGTGATTGGGTTGATCCTCAATCTGAATCCAATGCAGCTAAAACTGACCTTGAAACGAATGTCACTACGCTTTCAGATTTAATCACAGGCAAGGGTGGCGATTGGGAAGAGCAGATTGAACAACGAGCTAAGGAACTCGCTAAGATCAAGGAACTTGAAAAAAAGTACGATATTTCCTTCTCAGTGCAGAAACAAATTGCATTTCCTGGGGGAAAAGGAGGTGATGCATAATGCCTTGTAGTGGAAAGGGAAAAGGAAAAGGCAAAGGTAAGGGAGGGAAAAAATAATGGAATTTGAAGGACAAAGACCATATCCGAGCAAGAAAAGAGAAGGTTCCTTCGAGGCTGCGAAGGAAGAAAAGAAAATAATGGGAGAAGGTATGGGAAGAGAGGATTTATTCTATCGGAATTTTTCAATTGAGGAGGTTGCCGAAAGAGGGGTTGATGTCGAAGGAAGGAAAGTTGACCTTTCTTTTTCCTCTGAAATTCAACTCCAACGATGGTTCGGCATTGAAATTTTGAGTCATAAACCTGAAGCCATTATCAAAGGAAGACTCCATACGATGCTTTTTCATCACATGGCACCAAACATTGTTGGTCCCGTAAAAAAAATAACCTATGATAATGGCAAAGGACATGCCGAGGGTCATTTTGATAAAACTCCTGAGGGCGATCTTCGCTTTATTCAAGTACAAAGTGGTTCACTCAAAGGTGTTTCTGTCGGATATTTCGTCAAAAAGTTTAAAAAACTTGCCCCTGGCGAAGAATATGAACTCGCCGGAGGGAAGATCAAAGCTCCGAGCGAAAAAGAAGAAGCGGAAAGGGGGCCTATTTATATCGCCGAAAAATGGGGACCAGGAGAAATTTCCCTAACTCCAACTCCCGCAGATCATACTGTTGGAATCGGTCGGGAATCAACTCGATCTCTTGATGGGATTGAAATTGATGAACCAAAAACTAACCCGGACCTTGAAGGGGACCGGCATTCAGAAGAAAAAGGAGGGAAGAAAGAAATGGATGAAAAAGAGTTGCAGGCAAAGATCGAAGAAGCGATCAGAGCGAAGGATACCGAGAATAAAGGCATTCTGAAGAAGGTCTTTGATCGGGCCTCTGCTATCGGACTTGAAGGACTGGCTTTTCGTCTTTTAACCGAAGGGAAATCCCCGGAGGAGATCACTGACGCCATTATTCTTAAAGTCAGCGAGCAGAGAGGAAAGCCGGGAGATTCAAAAGATCCAGATCCCGAGAAGAAACCTTTGCTCAATTCAATTGACGATGACACTTTAGCCCGAGCTCTCAGTGAGCCGGTTCTTATGAATCTGGCCTAAGAGCCAACCTAAAAAGGAGGTGTGAAACATGACCGCTGTAAATAAATATCCATTTGTTAAGAATTTGAGTGGTGAGAAACCGTTGGTTTTCCCAGGCCTGGTGCAGGCTGGTTCGACCCAGGCGATCAAGAGAGGAGAGATCTGTACCTTTGATGAGACTTCCGGGTATTGGATCCCGGTGAATGCAGTGGCGGATTTCCGATATTCATTGGCGATTGCCAACGAAGAACAAAAGGCGGATGGACTTGCAAGGTATATGGAATTCATCGCCCTGAGACCGGATGATGTTTTTGAATTCGCACTCGATGCATCCGTTCAGACTGCCCTGGGGGATGGGTTGACACTGACAGCAAGCGATAGCCAGAAATTGACACGCGATGTTGACGGAAGCGCCGTCGCCTTCGTTGTGGGGATTTCGAATTATCCAGAGGTAGGAACGACTCTGCGTTATTTGAGTAGTGCAGAAGTGGTTTTCAATCCAGTTCATTCTTACTGGATGCAGAGAGTTTTGAAAAATAGGCTGTATAAGATCATTGGGCCAATCACCGACGACATTACACTGAAGATTGAGGATTGCGGTGCAGTAGTTCTGGTCACAGAGGCACAAACAATCACCCTACCGAATGCCACCGTTCCCGCTGGGTGGAATATCAAAATCCTAGTTGGTGGCGATGCCACCGTTGTGATCGATCCGAAACCCGATACGGCAGGGATTTATATTAAGGGAGCCCTTCAGGCCGCCGGGAAATACATCTCCATGACTGATATCGGGGATTTTGTGGAGTTGGTCTGGGATGGAACGAATTGGCTCGCTGTCAACAGTCTATCCGGTGCCGATAGTGATATCACTGTCGAAGGATAACCTTTAACAATTTCGAGTAAAGGAGGGACAAGAAGATGGTCAAAAATTTCATTCCTGATATTAGGGTCGGGGTTGCTTCAAACGGATTATCTCTCAGAGATATCCGGGATATGGCGAAGCAGAATCCGGCACTATTTATGGAGCGGGTGAATAGGCTCGTTAATGACAAAAAACTCTCGCTCGCTAAGATGAGGGACCTCAGAGGTCTCTATGCTGTTCTTAGCGATATTCAGGTTCCAATCCAAATCGATGTCATGGGTATGGGAATGAGGTCAGTTATGGCCTCAGCGTTTCCAATTCTCACAGGAACGCTTGCCATTGCCATGATCAATGATGCCTATGCCGCCGTTCCGACCATAGGCGAAAGGCTCGTCACAGACTTTGACGATGCAAAAAAAGTGACTTCCATCGCTGCGGTCTCTGCCCTCGATAAAGATATTGATGAGGTCAAAGAAGGTCAGGATTTCCCGGAAATCTCAGCGACCGAAGAGAAGGCAGAAATTCGCCATAAGAGAAATGGGCGATTGCTAAGAATCACTGCTGAGGCAATCGAAGAAAATGAACTTCCCGACATTGTGGCAAAGATCAATGCCCTCGGTGAAATTGCTGCCGATTGGGTAGAGGAGCAAACCCTGAAAAGAGTTTGTGATTATGACGGGTCCGCAGCCTCTCCCGCAGAGCCTTATGTCTACCGGCCCGATGGAAGTGGAGCCTCTCTTTTCAGTGCAACGGCCAATACGCCTGGAACAAGGGCTCCATCTGGAACGTGTGTTCAAAACAATGCCCTTGTCGATGAGACTGATATTGAGACCGCAAGGGTTCGAACAACCACGATGAAAAATAACCGTGGGAAAAGGATTTCTATTCCTTGGTCTGTGATGAAGATTTTGCTTCCCGATGCCTTGCTTAATAAGGCATTGAAGATTTTTCATTCGGAACTCGTTCCTGGTGTCGAGAATGAGAGATCAAGTTATGGTCCGGGGGCCAGATGGAATATGTCTGACGACCGGATTCTCAGCTCACCAAAGATCGACGATCTTTCGACAACGGCCTGGTATATGGGATGGCCCGAAAAGCAGTTCAAGCGGAAATGGAAGCTCCGGTTTGAGTATGTCACCCTCGGGAGCGATACCGAATCCTATCTCAAGAGTCGGGTTGCATTTCAGGCCCGGATTGCATGGGATGTGGAAGTTGGGGCGGTTGACTATGTGTATTGGGTTCAATGTCTGGCAGTATCCACTTTCCCGAAGGATGATTAAAAGGGCTGCTTAGAAATTGATTAAAAATCATTGACTGGGGAGATGAAAATTCTCCCCAGATTTTGCATTTGAAATCTAAACAGGAGGATTCAAGATGAAAAGGAATCTGATTATTGGTTTCATAGCGGTTTTGGTTGTGGCAGGTCTTGTCTTTGCCCAGACGATCAATAAACAGATTTATGGAATTGCTACCCCAGGACTGTATAAATATACACTATCGACAAATACGACAGGTGCGTATCTTCTGGGTGTGCCTACATTATCGACCGACGATACGATTGTGGGATTGGCAACGACCCAAACTTTGACGAATAAAACATTAACGATTCCGGTAATAGCCTCTTTTTATCAGGATGCCAACAAGACAATTCTGATCACTGCTCCTAGCACAGCGAGTGTCACGTTAGCGAGTCTTACCGGAACAGAAACCCTTACCAACAAAACATTGACGACTCCCATCATCAATTTTGGGGCTGGTACTCATTCGTATGCAGGTGGTGCTACGGCATGGACTTTATCTGCCGCAGAATCAAGCTATATCTATTTTAAACTGACTTCTGCCAATGGTGCCGTAGATATGGTTGCTCCAAATAGCGCTGGTCATATGATTTTGATTTGGAATAGTACTGGCCAAACTGTAACTTGTAAAAAAAGTGGGGGGTCTGGAGCGGCAGTGGCAAGCACAAAGAAAGCAGCTCTTATCCATAATGGATCGGATTATGTCAATGCTCTCGGGGATCTATGATAAAAATTAAGGATTTGACGATTTTCGAAGCATTGATTTTGATCTTATTCTGCATGTTTGCCTATTTATTTATTGAATTTCAGAATTTCAAACAGACCATTAAATTTTCAGAATGGCAATTACAAGCTACCAAAGCAATCAATGATCATACGGATGCTATTAAAAAACTTCAAGGAGAACATCCAAATCTCCAAATCACTCCTAATGTGATGGAGGAAGACAAAGAAAAGGCCAAAACCAGGTGAGCAATTTTTGGGAAGATGATCTATCTATTTTTTATAGTTCGAATACCCCTGGATGTGTTCAAGTCACATTTGGGACTTCAATAATTTGGGTCCAATGGTTTAATGAATATGAAGCCGCTGCAATGTTGGGAATAGCGGTAGAAACAAGACATCCATATCTAAGGGCCAAAGATTCAGATATTACGGGGATTACCCATTCAAGCACTTTTATCAAGAATGGAGTGACCTATAAAGTGATTGAGGTTATGCCGGATGGAACCGGAGAAACGGTTGTCGAACTTTCAAAGGATTGAGGTGAAAAAATGAAAAAGATTCTTTTGGTATCGATCTTTGTAGGATTGATGGTTTTAGGGGCATGGACAATCATTTCTTGTGCTGAACCTTACTATCATCCTTTTGCCTACGAATCTGTGACAATTGCAGCGACCGCAGGGGGAACAACTTTGACGGCTGCCACATATTTGGGAGCGATAAAAGCGTATTGCACCCTTGAGATTGCCCAGATCAGATTTACTTTTGACAATTCTACGGCCCCCACAGCCGCAATTGGACATTTATGGGAAGTCGGCCAGGAAAAGATTCTTGAAGACAAAGAAATCTTGAGCTTCAAGGGATTCAGGACGACATCGACATCGGGTGTGCTGAAATGCACTTACATGAAATAAGGAGGAGTCCATGAAAATCAAAAAAAGAGAATATTGTCTATTGGCTATAATTCTTGGGATTCTGTTGATATCGGCCTATTCCATTTTGGGTATTGAAATTGGCGGGGTTCCGCCTTCACCACGCCTCCAACTTTCAACCCAATGTTCCTTTGTCTTTGCTGCTTCTGACACGACAAAGACCTGCACTTTGGGGAGCGAATATTGGAATTCTGAATTGCATGGCTACATCATTACAATTCCGACATTTAGTGCAACGAATCCTACAGCCACACTTACGATCAAGAATCCAGCGGGACAAACTGTTTATGGCCCAATATCAGGACTGGCCGAGGGGACGACACATCCTTATACACCCACTTCTCGACCCCTAACCTTCGGTTCATCTTATGTGATCCTCTTAACCACCACCGCAGGCACAGGTGGGGGAACCTGCACTATTGACTCATGGGTGTATAAATGAAAAAACTTATTCTTATCCTCTTTCTAATTTTTGCCTTTGCTCAATGGGGTGAGGCGGCCACTCGCTACATCAACTCTGACTCAGATGGTTCGGCTCTCAATCCCACCCGCCCTTTTGACAATGCGAGTTATGTGGCGAATGATTCCTATAAATTAATTTCAGCAGCAATTACCGCTGCAAGTGCCGGAGATGTTCTGGAGATTTCTGGTGGGACGAGTGGAAAGAGTTATGCGGGGCCTTCTGGATTGATAGCAACACAATTAACATTTAAGGGGTCTCAAATATCTGGACACAATGCTACGGTTACAATGACTTGGGGAGGAATTAGCGTTTACGTTTTTAGACCTAATACCGATGGAGTCATTGCACAGGATTTAACAATAAGTGGATCGGATTTATATTATCCTGTTTACATCACCAGTACAAATTCCGTTTTTACCAGAGTTAAAATAACCCATGCGGGAGCTGCAAAATCATTTATCTATGCAGAAAAAGGGGCGACATTTACAGATGTTGTGATAGATGGAGATACTGGCCCCAGTTCCACAGGGCTGGAAGCTGCCACAAATGCGGGGACATTTAATTTTACAAGATGTTGGATTAAATATACTACCCTTGCAAGTACGACAGCTGCTATTTATGGTGCTCAGGTAGCTGGAGGAAATACTGTTAATTTTAATTACTCTATTTTAGAAGGGACACTGAGAACTCTTTGGTCCTATTCTACAGGGGTTATAAATTTAAATAATTGCATAGTAAAAAATATAACAAACGGAATTGTTGCCTATCCTGGAGTCAACAGCACGATCAATGCTTATAATACATCCTTTTTGAGCAGCAGATATGGTTTTAACTTCAACAGCGGAGCAATCAATACGACCAACTGTTTTATCCAGGGAGTGTTTGAATTACCAAACACATATAGATTTGGGACGGGTACGTGGACATCAACAGGAGATATTTTAAACTCCTTCCCATATCTAACCAAAACAAAAGAGAACATTGGTTATTATTCTCTCTGTGTTGATATCCAAGGTGGTGGGACTCAGGTTGCTGCCTTTAAAGAACTTGCTGATTATGCGATGAATACCTGTCAAATTCCAATGACAGGATTCGTTGGCTATACGAATCTTTTATCAAGTGGAGACAAAACCAATCTTCAAACCCTTTATAAGGCTGGACATGATATTGGGGTCAAAAACAGACATGATTCCAGTATGCTATCGCTAAACGCTTTCAGCGTCACATACTCTGGGGCCAATGTTGACATGGCATTTGTGGTATCAGAAGATGGAACGACCCTCAACGTGACTGGGACAAGTGACACTCATTTAGGGATTGATCTGGAAGCGGCAGCATATGACACTTTAGGGGAACTTTGTGCCGTAATAGAAGCATGGGACAATTTCACCTGTTCATTAACCACCAGCGTAAGTGGATATGTAAAGTCAACTACACTCAAAGATGTGTCAACGGCACTCCCCCAAACCGTAGCGACAGGGATTCCTTTTGATGATACAACCGCTGCAACCAATAGGTATTATGTGCAAGAAATACTTGGAGGGATTAGCGATTTAGAAGCTGCACTCCATGAAGATGCTGGATGTGCTGCCTATCTAACAAAAACGATGGCTTTCCCTTATAGCGGTTCTACTACCCAGATTCTTACTTGGATCGCTGCAAACACAACCTTAAATGGAGTGAGAAGATCAGACGCCGGCGGGGGATCTGAGGCTTATTATGCGTCTGGATGGTTAGGGAATATGAATACCCTCAGCATCTCCGATGTGAGAAGCACTGCTCAAATAGAAGGGGCTGATTATGCTGGTCTGACGGAGGCTCAGAAAAAGGTTCGTTTAGAACAGGCGGCAAGGGTAATTGCAACCTATATCAGTATGGGATTTTATCATTCCTTTGAAATTCACCCAGGAGAAGTAACTCTTCAAGAATTTGGATGGTTTCTTGATGAACTCGTTAAGTATCGGTCTCCTTACAATATCAAGATTTCGTCATATCAGAATATTATCAATGAGATCAAGGCTTCTCCTTGGACAGATGCAGGGAGTGGGATTTGGACTCGGACATTTACGGAGACAGATGATTATCATCTGTTATCCTGGTCTCCATTGGTGGATACGGGGAAAGATGTCACTTTATATCGGGATTATGACCAAAATTCAGTCCCCTCTGGTTATGGAACAGACATTGGGGCTTATGAACTCCCACAGTTCACCAGACGATACTACTATGGTGGGGGAGTGAGGTATGGGAATTGACTGATTCGATTAGACATTTGATCATCGATGATCTGGATACCAAATTTAAGGCGATCAAGACGACTGCCGGATATAAGACAAATTTGGGTAATTATGTTTTTGCATGGCGCGATCTTGAAAAAAATCCCTTTCAAACCTCAGAATTGCCTGGGTTAAATTATAAGGACACGGTTGAACATGAATCATTAACTTTTGAGAAAACACTTGAAACGATGTCCGTTGAATGCGATATCGGGGCCACTTCGGCGAGCATAATAAGAGATTGCATATCAGATATTGAGAAGGCCGTGGCAACCGTTACAGTTTCAGGGAAACAGATAAATGCCGAACTTCTTAGTGATGAAATGAATGTTGAACATTTAGAAAATTTAGTCTTTATGGGAAAGGCGATTATTCAAATTCAGTATATAGTGACGAAAGGAAATCAGGATGCCTAAAGTTTCAATCATTATACCCGTCCACAACCAAATTGACTTCACCAAGAAGGCCATAGAGAGTCTCTATCAATTCACGAATGAAAAGGATTTTGAATTGATCGTGGTGGATAATGGGTCAATGGATGGAACAATTGATTACTTAATGGAAATGAATAAATCAAACCTTTATTTTAAAGAAATGGGTTTTAATGCTGGTTGGGGCAAAGGATTGAATGAGGTATATAAACATCTTTCCCCCGATTCCGAATTTGTCCTCTGGGCGAACAACGATATCCTCTTTGAAAAAGACTGGTTCCCGAAGATGCTTGCTCATTTCCGACCAGGAATCGGGGCCGTAGGGCCTACCTCTAATTATGTGAATGGCCGTCAAAGAATCGAATTGAACGACGGGAAATGGGAAGAAGAGGTTCAATGGCTTATCGGATTCTTTCTCATGTTCAGAAGAGGTGTGATCGATGCCATTGGGGATGTCGATGAACGGTTCAATGAGGGCGGTTGCGAAGAGTGGGATTATATCATCCGGATGCAGAAAAAGTTAGGCCTCAAATGTGTGATTGCGCGAGATGTTTATATTCATCACTTCGGGTCCCAGACCATCATGAATACGGTTTGCCATAATGAAGAAGAATATCATCAATATTGCCAAAAAATGATCGATATTCTTGAAAATAAGTGGGACAAGAAATTTATCAGTGAATGGTTACCCCAGAAGATCACCGTTTCTCAGGCACAAACCGAAAGATCACCCTGGCCTTCAAATTGTCTCCTGGGACTCGCTATCCCTCATACTTGGCCGAATATCAATTATGTGACTCATCTTTCTCTCATGGGGATGAAAAAACCCAATATGATTATTTTAGAAGCCGGTAGTGGGGGAGAATTAGACCAAAAGAGAGAATTCCAAATCGAAAAGGGATTGATTCAAGGATGCACTCATATTTTTGTAGCCGATGGAGATATGAGATATCCAAATAATATTTTGATCGATCTTTTCAAGGTCTTAGAAGAGGGTGCTGATCTTGCCGGTGGTCTCTGTTATCGAGGATATCCGCCCTATGATCCGATCGCATGGCATCCGACAGAACATCGTATGCTTATTCCCTTCAAAGATTATAAGTTTGGAGATGTGATTGATTCCGGAGCTATGGGTGGAGCTTGTCTTTTGGTTAAGAGAGGGGTTTTCGAGAAACTTTCCCGACCTTGGTTTAAGAATCGAGAAGAAATAGCCATAAACGATAATGGGGAAGAATGGATCGATTATCAGGAGGGGGATAACTACTTTACTCGCAAGGCGACTGGAGCAGGATTCAAACTTCGAATCTTCACAAAATATGATGTCGATCACATGAGGGAATTCCCCGTGAATCGGGATCTCTGGTTGACTCATGGTTTACTTTCTCGATGCGGAGACTGGGGAACGATCATCGCCCTCTTTAAGAAATTGGGCGACCGGAAATGGATCGAACGGGAAATTAACGGGGCCTCCACGGAGATTGATTGGCCTATCACCCAGAAGCATTATGAAATTTCGACTCTCTACCAGCTCCTTTTAGGGAAAAAAGTCAAGATAGTCCTTGAAATAGGGTCCCAGAAGGGCGGAACAGCCCGTCTTTGGGCAAATCTCGTAAAACCCTATCAAGGCCACGTCTATTCCATAGATCAAGCCTTTAAGGGGCAAATGGTATATCAAGGGACGGATTTAGAGGACATGATCACTGAGATAAAGGGAGATAGTCATGGCCACGCCGTTATTCAGAAGGTAAGTGAGCTCATCTCGGATAATGGGGGTCCTGTGGATTTTCTTTTTATCGATGGTGATCACTCTTTGGCCGGTGTTAAGGCGGACTTTGAAGCCTATGCGCCGATGGTTAAGCCAGGGGGTTTTATCGCCATCCATGATATCCTCGATACCGAATGGAATAGAAAACAGAATTGTCATGTGGCTGATTTCTGGAATTCTATTAAGGAGAAATATAACCACTTTGAGATAGTGGATCCCAATGATCGAAATTGGAGCGGAATTGGGGTTTTGGAATGGAAAGAAGTTTAAAAATAGGAGTGCAAGAAGAAAAAACAAACAATTAATTAAATAGGGGTTTTCTCAAAGTCCGGCCAGACCGAGAGAAACGAAAGAATAGAAAAGGGAGACAGGTGAGTGCTCACCCACTTATTTGTCTCCTTTTTTTATTGCCCCGAAACTTTAAAAGGAGGTAGGGAAATGACAGATCCTTTGATTGGCAGAAATGCAAGGGTGAAGATCGGGTCAGCCACGATTGCCAACATTGCATCCTGGAAACTCGATTTCAACACGGACGATCTTGACGCTTCGGTATTTGGGACCGGCTGGGGAGCTACCTTACCAGGTCAGCAGAAATGGGTAGGGACGGTTGATGGTTTCCTGGACATGAGTGACACAACCGGACAGGTCGCTCTCAAAACAGCCAAGTTTGCTGGAACGAAGATCACAAACATTAAATTTTATGAGAGTTCGGTTTCTTACTGGGAACCTGATGTCACCACCGATTCAGGAGCAGGAGCCTATATTGGAACGATGAGTATCGATGCTGCCAATAATGGGCTGGTGAAGGTCTCCTTTAAGGTCGGCGGAGTCGGTCCCATTGCACCTGTCTAAGAGAGGATTTTATGAAATTGAAACGCTTTGATGAGGGCCAGTGGTTCGATTATCCAGGAGTGCCAGGAGTTCGGTTAAAGATCAAGCCTATCTGCCGAAAGGATTTCATAGATATGAAATCAGAGGCAAAGGCTCGGTTTGGCGGAGAATTTGATTTCTCATATTACGAATGGGGAGGGATGAAGGCCTGTCTTATTGAATGGACAGGGATCGAATTTGAGGGAAGCGAAAACCCATCCCGAGAGGCGATGTTGGTCTCCATTTATAATGAAACTGGTCTAAGGGATTTCATTCTCCAAAAAGCCCAAGAAATCTTTATCAAAGAACAAGGCAAACTGGATGGGGAATTAAAAAACTCCGAGAGCTCGCAGTCTGGATAGCTACAAGACAATACACGGGGGCCTGGTGCGATATATGTCAGGCGATTAAGCACGATGCAGGTCTCCAGACAGATTGCGAGCAGGGCATCAAATGTCATCCAGGGATTGATGACGAGAATCTTGAAGTATGGGACATTTACCAGATGGCAACTATCAGCGAAATGGGAATTACACCCGAAGGAATTAAGGCCGTCTGTGAGATTTATAACCCTACCGATCAATTGGAAATATTTGTCAAAATTTCTGAATATCTGAAAACTTTACGATCAAAAACGGATGAATTGAAGGGGAGATAATGGCTGAACAAACCGTTACCTTAAAACTCAAAGTTGATGATTCAGGATCGATTCTCTTAGATAAATTCTCCGGCAAGCTCGCAGAGGTCCCAAAGCACGTCGATTCAATGAGTCGGTCTTTATCACTTATCAAATGGGATTCGATTGTCAATTTGGCACAAAGAGCCTTCCAAGCTGGAGAAAGAATTTATGATCTCACAAAAAATGTATCTTCCTCAGCCAATGAAATCCAGCGACAAGCAGGGATTATTGGAGCATCCACTGATCAATGGCAAAAATGGGCTTATGCAGCAAAAATGGCCGATGTTCCAGTTGAAAGTCTTATGACCTCCATGAAATTCCTTTCTCAGAATATCATTGAATCCAGACAAGAAGGATCAGAAGCAAACAAAATTTTTAAGGCATTGGGTATTACCGGAACTTCTCTTGATGAAGTGATGTATCAACTCGCTGACACATTTAGCAAAACGAAAGATGGTGAAGAAAAAATCACCTATGCGACCAAATTGATGGGTCGTGGTGCGATGGAAATAATTCCATATTTTAATTTGGGTAGGAATGCAATTCAGAAATTTGGTGAAGAAGCTCAGAATACAGGAAGAATTTTGAGTCCTGAATTACTTGAAAAAGGGGCTAAATTAGATGAACAATTCAAAAAATTTGAAGGTTCCATTAAAGCGATAACTTCAAGTTTTGTTCTTGCAGCAGTTCCAACAAAAAGTTTTGGTGATGATATTGGAACTTTGACTAAAAAGATTGTTGATTTTTATTCAAAACCTGAAGTCCAAAAGTATATTCAATTTATAGCTGGGATTATGCCTGGAACACAACTTCTTCAGATTCCAAGTCTTTTGGCAGGAAAACCTAAAGCAAAAGATTTATGGGAATCATTTGGGGGAGCAGGATTAGGAGGAGCTGCTGGTAAAGGTAATTTGACCCCATTTCCGAGCACTAAAGAACTTCCAATTTTTAAAATGGGGGAAGACCTCTGGAAATCATTTAAAGAGGGTGAAGGAGTTATAAAGATTATTCAAGGCGATGTAGTAGAGATGATCCCTATCATTAAGGATTATGAAAGTTGGTGGGATAAAATCAATTCCGATCTCGATGAACTTAGATTGAAAATGAAAATGGTCACTCCTGAAGGTGCACAATGGACACCTTTTGAACCTGGCCTGAAACCTGGGATGATGGAAATTGGCGGGATGGAATGGAAAATCGAAGATTATGTAAAATTGCAAGAAACTTTACAGGAGACAAAGAATCTCATCGCCACGATGGGCTGGGAAGACTACGCCGCCGGTCTCGATGCCTCGACAGAGGGGACTCGTAAATTATCTGAGATGACATTTAAAAACACAAAGACGGCCGAGGATATGATAAAGCAGAACAAGTCCATTGAAGATATCGGCAAAGATATAGCCAATATTTGGACTTCCTCTTTCTCCCAGATGAGACGAAGCGGTGAGAGCTTTTCAGATTGGTTTAAAGGTGTATGGCTTGATATGGCCGATTATGCGATTGGTCAGATAACGAAAATAGCGGCAAATTATGCCCTCTTTGGGAATACGAAAGGAACATATACCTCTGGATTGGGATTACTCGGTTTCTTTGGCCATGCTATCGGCCTTCAAGAAGGCGGTTCTTTTTGGACTCGTGGCCCAACTCCTCTTATGGTCGGCGAAGGTGGCCAAAGTGAATTTGTGAGTGTGACTCCTAAGAGTAAGATGGGAACAAAGGAAGGTGGAAGTACTTCCATTTATTTTATTAACCCAATAGGATTTGATGAAGCATTGATGAGACACATGGGGCTTGTTGTAAAAGGTGTACAGAAGAATTTAAATACCGCAGGCGGTTTAGCGAGGGGATAAATGACCATTCAAATATACCCAACTTCACCCATACCTTATAGGATTCTTATTTTCTCTGAAGAATATCAGACCTTGATCTCAGAATTCACGGGGCAAAATGAACAGGCTTTAATGCTTCGGAGATTCCCAAAGCGAACGATTCAAGTCCAGTATCAGAATATCTTTCTCGATAGTCAATGGTATCTCATCGAAAATTTCTTCAAGGCACGGAAAGGCCAATATGAAGCCTTTTGGTTCCTCGATCTTATTCAAAGAAAATGGACAGATGAATATGTTGGCCGTGGTACAGGGGAGGCACTAACCCTTGATCTACATTCAAAAACGACAGTTGCAGGGACTTATGTCATCTATGAAGATGGTGTCGCCCAAATTGAAGATACTGATTATACCTTTGGTTCGGGAGGAGGATTGGCTGGCGTTGACCGAATCACATGGAAATCAAGTCATTATCCTGCCTTGGGAGCTCTAATCACAGCCAATCATAAAGGTTATTTAAGAATCAAGGCCCGCATGGATGATCGATTTTCAGATGAATTTACTATGCCCACAATTGGAAGTATTAAGACTATCACCCTTAGAGAGGTGCAGTGGTGAGAGCCCTCCCTACAGAGTTAGGCGCAGAAATCCTTGCCGGTTATCGGTTCACCCGCCATCTATTCAAGTTTGAATGGATTATTGGGGGCAGTCCTGCAACTCAATATTGGACTGACTGCGATCAGGATGTCTATTACGGTGGAATCCCATATCTATCCAGAGATATCCGGTTTGAGCGGATCAACTCATCGATGTCTGGGATTGATAATATTAATATCGAAATCGATGATACTGACCAATCGATCAAAACAATCATCCTTGCCGAATCCATCAAGAATAAACCCGTCTATGTTTACCTCGTTGCTTTAGGTAGTTCAGATCCACTTGCCGTAACTCAGAGTATTGAAGTTTTAGGACTCCCCTATCTTCTCTTTTACGGATTCTGTGATGAGGCAGCAAGACCGATCGGGTCTCAGCGTTTTCAGATAGAAGTCTACAATGAGATGATTAAATGGAAGATGAAGACTCCCCGCTATCTTTGTTCTCCGACCTGTCAAAACGAATTTAAAAAATGTGCAGATAAGGTAATAGGATCGGATACCCAAACTTATAGGTGCATTTCAGATGTTGTCAACCACGCATTGAATAAACCTACAACGGGAGCTGATTGGGATCACTTTTGGGTTTTTGATGCAGCGGGGGGTGGAGTTCCCTGGGTCGAAGGAGTTTGGCATCTCTCAGGAACTTGCCGATATGTGGACGGTACATTTCCAGGTGATGATTGGTGCGACAAATCCTGGGAAAGATGTCTCGCCCTGGCTAATACTGTCAATTTTGACGGATGTCGCTGGCTCCCTGGGATTCAGGGGAAAGAGATTCTCTGGGGAAGGAATAGAAAGAAGGATTGATGAACGAAATATTAAAAGATTTGAGAATTAATGTTTTCAGCAATTCTTCACCCCAAATAGTAATGAGGATTTTGCATATTCCAACAGGTTTGATTGTGGAGGGCGAAGACACTGAACGGCATAGACTCCAAAAACGTCTCTTGAATGAAATATCAAGCAAGGTTGAGGAATTTAATGTGAAGTGGTTAGGCAAAAAATGAACGAAATTGAAATCACAAACCGACTTAATAAATTTACCGACAAAAAATATTTCCTTTGTTCTCCTGATCCCTTAAAGGATGGATGGGATTGTCTCAATATGTTGGCCGATTATTATGGGGCCTGCTTTCCGAGAACCTTTGAGGATTGGGATGATTCAAATTATGGAGAACGCTGGCTGAAAGATGAGGCGAAGGCAAGAGAAGTTTTCCGACGATTTCTCCTTTCCCTTGGAACAGAAGTCAATGTCAATTATGCCTTACCTGGAGACCTTATGCTCTTTGAAAGCGAAAGACACAAAATGCCGATATTTCCAGGCATCTATCAAGGAGATAATCATTTGAAGGTGAATTGGGGAAAGAAAATAGGGATTCGAACAGTTCTCTTTGAGCAATTCAAACCCATGCTTATCAGTGTTAGGAGATTGTTTTGCGATTAAGATTAAAATTCAGAAACTTCAAATCTGATCTCTTATCAAGATATAAAACTTTAAAATTTCTATGGAGATTCGCAGGGCGAGATATCCAACAAAAAGTTACATGGGAAAAATGGAAGAGACAGGTTTATTTCAGATCATATCAAAATCGTTGGAAGGTTAAAATTCCATTTTTCAGACGACGGCGGCCAATTATTCTCTATGAACCTATTACGGGTATCATAGGATTCCTTAGTTATGTGTTTAGTGCGGGTACTATATGGGGAGTGGCTATTGGAGGCACGGTATATGGTGTCTCAGGCGCCTTTTTAGCATCTTTAGCTGTATCGGCCGCCATGTGGGGAGCGAGTAGTTTTTTGGGGAAGAGACCCTCTATTTCTGATTTTGCTAAGGGTGGTCTTCTCATAAACTCCTCCAATGCGACCGATGTCAAAAAAGTGATCTATGGGAAATGCAGAGTCGGGGGAAATCGTGTCTTTGTCCATACAACGGGCACAACAAATAAAGATCTCCATATCATCATTATTTGGGCAACTCATAGATGTAAAGGGGTTTATGTTGATGGAGCTGGTGAGCAGGTTTGGCTTGGAGAAAAAAGAGAACAATATTATCAAACTTATAAAGGATTGAATCTTGTCTTTCATGAATTCCATGATGGCGATGCGAATCAAGTTATTTCACCTACGTTGCCTGGATATTTTGGAGCTTGGGCCGATCTCCACAAACGAACCTGTTATTCCTATTTTCGTTTGAAATACCATGCGACCGCTTGGGTAAGTCTACCTGATTTTACTTGTATTATGGAGGGCCGAAATGAAATCTATGATCCCCGTGATGGATCAATAGGTTACTCCCGAAACCCTGCTCTTATCGCAAGAGATTTCTTTACCCATCCCCTTTATGGTGGTGGGATGGCGGGGAACTTGGTCAATAAACAATCGATCAAGGATGCCGCTGCATGGTGTGATAATACTGCCGGAGGGAGGACACCATTTTATTTTGATGGAGCAATTTCAACCTATCAGGAATTTTTGAATAACCTTGAAGCTATTTGTTTGAATTTCCACGCTGATTTTGTTCCATGTGGAGCTGAATGGAAACTCATTGTAAGTTCATATAGTGGTTCGGTCATGGAGTTAAAGGAAGTAGACATAAGGGAAGATCCAAACAGAAAGAATTCTTTAGGGATTACATCTGCTGGAATACAGAATAATTGGAAGTTCATCAAGGGTGTTTTCGCCGATCCCGTTGATAATTACATCCCCAAATATTGCTATTGGCCCCAGGACCCGCCAGCGGGAGATGCGGATGTCGATGCGACCTTTGAATTTATTGGAACAGCGAGTTTTGAGCAATGCCTGAAACTCCTGAAATATTATTTTCTTAGAAAGAATTTTTCTAACGTCTTTTCTTTCTCGGCCCATCCCAGAACTATTAGTCTCGAAAGAAAAGATATGATTCAAATCACCCATGATCCACTCCAAATTGTGAGAGATATCCCTTCGACATGGAATCAATATTTAGTTAGGGTGCAATCAAATGAAACCGATCAGACTGACCAAATCATTTTGACCTGCCTTGATGAGGATGTAAGCATCTATGAAGAAACGGTAAATGTTGAAACTCATCTCGCTTATTCGACTACACTTCCATCTGGGGAAGATGCAGAGGCTATACCAACAAATTTGACAGCCTCGACAGGTGAGGATGAATCGACTGATCGAAAAGTAGATTCCTTTGTGCTGTTTTCCTGGGATAATGTCCGTCCTGGGTCTGGGTATCAACTTCGTTGGAGAAAAAGCACCGTTTCCAAATGGAAAACCGAGAATATAAAAGATCCAAATGATGCCGCCGAATGGGTGGCATTGAATAATTATGTTCTTGGTGATTTTTGTTATCCGACGGTCGCCAATACCACAGGCTATTATTATGAAGTGACCATCGATGCCGGATCATCAGGAGGATCAGAACCGACCTGGCCTACCACGCCAGGGAATACCGTTGTGGATGGAGGGATCACCTGGACCTGCCGTGAAGCAAATCGAATAGAATTAAGGGTTGGAAAACTTGAATGTAATATCATAATTTATTGGCAGGTCAAGACTCTTGGTGAAAAGAATGATTCCGAATGGGCAACCCCGGGATCTCCTGTCACCACCTGGTCTCCGGCGGCCCCTGGGGTCGCAGGTGTTGTACTCACAGCCACCGGCAAAAAAGACCTCATCCTTCTTGAATGGACTGATCCGACCGATCCTACGGATGAAAAAAATATCAAACGATGGAGACTGTATAAAAATACAATAAATTCGTTCCCTGGTGATGCCAATTATTTTGACCGGAAATCTGCTGCCACACGATCCTTTAGGGATACGAAAGCCGTTCCCGGAACACTTACTTATTATTGGCTGAAAATAGAAAACAAAGACGGGCTCATCTCTGCGGCCTTCTCCGGGCCGGCCAGTGCAACCGCCTCATCTGCCGATACCGTCGATACTGTCGCTCCGACCGTTCCCACTGATCTTCATATCGATGTCGTTGATGAAATCATTGAATCGGGGTTGCCTTCCGGCCGTGTCTTTATCTCTGCGGATTGGGGTGAATCCACGGATGCCGCAGGGAATTTCATGGGCTACGAATGGAAGATTGAAGCCAACAATCTTCCAAGTTTGGTTTGGGGAAATCCTGATACTACTCAGGCTTATCATTGCATTGAGAATCATACATCTTCGGCAGCCAGGAGGCCTTCGAGTGGAGCAAATTATTCAAGATTTTGGGTCGCTGAAACTGGGACTCCCGATCCTGCCCAAGTCACAGTATGGAAATCTGGGAAAAAATATCTCGCCAAGATGTCTGATCGTGGAACAACAACTAAAGATGTTAATGAGATCACGACAAAACTATTCCCCAAAAATGAAGGGAATAAATTATCTGAAAATTATGGAAAGCCTTTAGGATTTAGGGGGGATGTAAGGGCTTTCGATCGGTATAAGAATTTTTCGGCCTGGCTAAGTGAAACCCAATATAAAGGAGGCATAGCCAAGATTGCCGAAACCCCTGATACATCCGATTCTAATATTCCTAAACTCATAATTGAACAACCAACCTCATATCAATTATTGGCCTATTCCAATGTTGTCGGGGCATGGGGATATTATTTCTGGTGGATTCGCACAGATTCAGATTTTCCGGCTGGTTATTTTACCGTACCACCGCCAGGTACATATAATTATCGAACGACCTGTTCTCAAATTACAATACCATTCCAAAAGGAAAGATCGGTCACGGTTTATATCGCTGTGGTTTGGCTGGGACCAGATGGAGGATATTATGGTCCGATAAAGAATTCATTCTTTTATACCCCTACTGGACCCGCACCCGCTCTGATTCCGACATCTCCGCCACCTCTCCCGTTGGCCACTACGGGCCAGATCATCACTCAGGCTGGAACCAAGAGTTTTGCCCTCGAGATGATGGATTCAATTCAGAACTGGATCGCTGATTTCGCCTCCGTAAAAAAAGCATTTCTAAAAACTGGTGCTGTCTATACGGATATTACAACAGAAGTGAATAATGCGACTGCGAATGATTTCGATCTGATGCCGGCAACCCCTGTCTTTGGTGATGGAATTTTAATCGGTGGTCGAACCAAATTCAGAAGATGCCAGGTGAATGTAGGGACCGCCGGTGTGGGGACATGGACCATAGTGCCTTATTTTTATAGTGCAGATGGTGAGGAACTATGGCCTCTCGAATCTTCATTGTCTGGCGATTGTCAATGGAAGACCGGAGGATTGCAAACCTTCGAGGCCCAATATCAGCCGATAGATTGGATCGAAAGCGATGTTGAAGGAGAAACGGCATATTGGCTTTTCTTTAAGATAACTGCATTCACAGATATGGACACCCAACCCAAAGGGACGCAGGGTTTAGTTGAATGTATTGGGATTGATCTCGAAATCAATGATATACGATCGGGGAATGCGGCCATTAGGCTCACCATTCCGGCACATGCAGATGTCCTGAACAAAACAATTTCCTGCATAGACATGGGCAAGTTCAATGAGTTTCCCTGTACCAATATCTTGCATGTTGGGGATTATCTCTATTTCTGCACCTGGCCTGCCATCCACATTCCCGAATTGAGGGTTCATCGGGTCAAGACCGATGGAACAGATCACAAATATTTTGTCCTCGGCCGTGTCAATGGAACCCCCAGAAGTTTGATTTATTCATCACTCACAAATTGTATCTATATCGTGATGCACCAAGTACCAGGCGGAGACGAAGGCATTGCCCTTCCCCAGATCACGATGATTAGTTTGGAGAATTTTAGTACCTATGCGACGATGACTCTCCCCGGGCCTCTTTGGCAAGACGATCCAACAGCCGGTATGCTCAGTCAATTGGGTTTGGGATCATTCGATGCAGCAAATTTGATTGATGACGATACTGGAACGATAGGCTTTGATACAGAGACGGCGGTTGAAGGGGCCTATCTCGAGATCGATTTCGGGACAGGTGGAGACATTTGGGGCGATTTACCGAACATTGGGAAAATAAGACTTTATCTTTCGGATGCCAATGCTTCTATTTGGGAGATCCAATATAGTGATGATGGAATCAACTGGTCGATAGCGGCTAAGGATTTCGGCCCCTTCGCGAGCTCAGGATGGTTTGAAAAAACCTGGGATCGAGTTGGGCATCATCAATTTTGTAGATTATATCTGACAAATGATCCTGGAACGGGGGGAACTTACCAGGAGATTGAGACCTATGCCTATCAGGATGAGGATGAAAATTCTATTAACAATGCCTTTTCACAGATGTGCATAAAGGGGTATTTCCTCTTTGTGCCGATGGCTTATGGCCCTGCTGCGACAAAACTTCAAATCCATGCGATCGATATCAGAAATTATTCCTACGCAGGGATCGCCTATGATGATTCGGATTATGTCTATGATGGGGCATTATCTTGTCTGGTGGCTGATAGCACCAATGTCTATTGTTCCACCTACCGGATGGCAGACGGATATCCTGGGATTCTAAAGTTCACAGTCGGGGCAGATGGTTATACTCTCACCCTTTCCGCTTTTAAGGCTTTGGATACTTCGGGAATTATTGGGCCTCTTGCGATAGACGCCACCTATATCTATGCTCTCAAATCGACGAAGGCATATCGCCTTTTATTGGCCGATTTCAGTACCCTGGTCTCAAAGGCAGTTGAAGCCACATATGCTTTTGAAACTCTTTGGTTCGATATTAACGCCACTCATCTCTATGCCAGCGAGTTCAAATCCGCCAATGATCCGAAGGTTTGGAAATTATTGATCTCAGATTTCGATACAGTCGCAACCCTGGCAATGACTGGATGGGGAATGATCCAAGGGCATGCCCTTGATGCGACCTATCTCTACACGGTGAGGCGTTATGATGGGATGTTCTCAATCAAGAGAATCACCCTTGCTTCATTCACAATCCTCGATACGATCGATGCGGTAAGACCGAATGTTTCTGTGAATAATTTCCTCAGATGCTTCTTAAAATCGGATCGCCTCGGGACTAATTTTCAGACTTGCTTTGGAGAGGCTGCCGTAACAGAGCAGACTCATGATGTCGTCATTAGCCAACTTACCCTCAATCAATGGAAAGAGGAACTTTGGGATATCAGAGCAATAGCGGCGGCAGACAGGGATGCCCTGATGTATTATGGCCTCAAAATTACGAATGTCGATGAACCAATGATTATCATCATGGACCCGATTGAGGCCATCGACCAGGTAACTTCTCAGGTGAAGCAACTTGACGGGACTTATGCCAATGTCATTACCACGACTTTTGAGGGTACGGGTCTTGATGCGGATAAATCTCCAACTCCCAGAGTTGGGGAATATTACTATGCTTCCGATACAGGCATTCAATATAAATGCTTTGTCGCAGGTACATGGACGGAGGTGGGAAGGAAAATGTTAACAGATGATATCTTTGTGCGATCAATAGGTTTTATAGAAGAGTTTGAAGATAATACTCTATCCGTTAATTGGACAGGTGCAGGCGTTGGAGGTTCAGAAATATGGACATTTAATGATTCTGGTGTTCTATGTCTGAAGATGACGGCTGGTGCTTATGTTTATAGAAATCTTATTAAATCCACCTATCCAAAAGCCTTTAGTCCTCTCCGAAAGACAGAAGGCAAAATCATCACCAAAGTGGTGTTAGAAGGAGAAATCAGATTAAGTTCTGTCTCTGATATTGAAGTGGACATTGCTCTTTATTCTGCCGCTCTAATAGCAAGTCAACCTACCGCTGATTGTGTAGAACTCTTATTCGATTCAGCTTTATCGAATAAATGGAGACTCCGAACTTATGAAGGGGCGGAAGAGGAGACTGAAACCGATGTCGTGGCCGATACAAATTATATTCACTACAAAATCGAATGGTCTGCTACTTCAGTAAAATTATATCTTACCGATATGGTTACTCCCAAAGCAACTCATACCACAAGAGTCCCAGATGGAGCAACATTTTTATTTCCATCTCTTTTTGTTAAAGATACAGTGGGAGTAGATAAAAATTTATTTTCTGCCTGGATGTATTGCATGCACGAAGAGTGAAAGATGAAGAAATTGATTTTTTTATCCATACTTATTTTATTCTTATCTTTTTCTGATACCACTCAATCAAGGATAGGATCGTTCTTTCTTACCACATCAACCCAGGAGTATGAGGTGGAATGGTGTAAACAGAATAATATCGCCACAACCGATGAAAATCCAAATATTCTAATGTGGGGGGGTTGGAGTGGTCAACCAGATTTCATTGCCATTAATAGGATTATCGATTGGCATCATGAAAGGGGTTTAAAGATCGGTATGGTTATTAGAGAAAATGAAGAAATTTATTTAAATCCTGATAACATTTACTATATCGACCACGAGATAGATTTATCCTGTCTTTATAGTAGATGGTACTTTGAACAAACTGCCACACTCTACAGGGAGATGTTTAGCAGACTTCCAAGGGATTCTGTTATTGTGTGGAGCCCATATTTCAGCAGTTTACATCACGCAAGAGATAGGGTCTATAAATCTTATAAGAAATGGCTGAAGGAAGTCTGTGTCTTTGGGCAGACTTATATTTCATCTCTCCAGGATGGTGTTGGGTGTACTGGAGCCTCAAATGTACCCCCATACTGGGGAGATAGGATACCCAAGACAATGGATTATGTGAAAGCACTTCATTTAATCCGTGCCCACTATCTCGCCTGTAAGGATAGCAGGAATGTTATTCCAAGAGTCAACATCGAAATCTTCCGATTAAATGAATCTAAAACTCAATGGTTGTTTGCCCCCGTGGACAGAATTCAAAAACAAAATGAATATGAGGAGAAGTATTGCGAAGAAAAAGATTGTGGCCCATCTTGGATTTTGACCAATGGGGGAATGGGGGATAATTATAATAATAACGAATTTCTCAATGGAGGTAAAATCAAATGAAAAAGACTTTATTTCTAATTTTGTTATTTTCGCTTTTCGTTATTTATCCATCTTTCGCAGCAAACACCGTGACAATTGATGGAGCTATCAAAGATGGCGTTACGGTCGTTATCACCACGGGAACGCCTACACCAGTACCTACTTTAGAACCCACACCGACTCCTGTGGGCAAATGGGGTAGCGTGATAATAAACCCCACCACAAAGAAATGTAATACCCTCATTACAAAAAATGGAGTTAGAACGAGCTATGGATTTGGATATTACGGTCCTTCGGGGCAGGGGTATAACCCACCAGAGGTAAGGATACCTGCAAGACAGACGACTTATTTATTGGTGGATCCATTCGGATTCGGGTATGGCGTAGACGTCCTCGGCAGTAATTTTAAGATACAAGTTACTGATTATGACACAAGTCACCATAATTTGATAGTAACCCTCATAACTACCGACAGAGACGGGAATGATATTTCAAGTTCACAAGCCACGGAGCAGAGATTTATATCCGCAGGCAGTGGCGTTCAGCAGTATGGGGCAAAAATATCCAATCATACAAATAACAAGATATACCTGATTGAAATAAAAGAAATAGGGGGATTGACTGTTCCAATTAGCGTCACTTGGGCGAGGTAGAGGATTAAAATCTGTTTGGATCGGAGGATGAAATGGATCATCAAGAGACAATAAGTTTGAAAGAGTTTTTTGAAGATAAAATTAACTCATTAGAAGAAAAGACCAACATGAGATTTGATTCCCTTGATAAAGCTCTAAATTTAGCCAGGGAAGATGCGAAGGTTAAATATGAACATTTAAACGCCCTACGATCCGAAGTAACAACCGATAGGGGATTATTGGTTCAGACAAAAGACTGTAAACAAGCGCACGAAAGAGTTGACAAAGAAATTAATTTATTGAGAGAGGCAAAAAGCCAAGTTGAAGGACGGGCAGTGGAGAAGCAAGAGGTGCGTGCTCAATCCAATTGGTCAACGGGTCTTAGCATTGTTGCGGGATTATCGGTTGTCTCCATTGTACTGATGATTATACATTTATTTATTGGGAAGTAAGAAAGGAAAGGTAAGAGTCTTGGAATTGGTTTTAACTCGAATAAAGTTTACCGAGAAAAGTTCCCAGGGAGAAATTACACATAACTTCCATTGGTATTGTTTTACTCTCGAAGACACTGTAAGGGAGATAAAAATCCCAGGCAAAACAGCTATACCGGAGGGGAAATATCAGATTATTATCAATGAATCAAAAAGATTTAAAAGGTTGATGCCCTTATTATTAAATGTCCCAAATTTTGAAGGAATCCGAATCCATTGGGGCAATACTTCAGAGGATACTGAAGGTTGTATTCTTGTGGGTTTATCCCGTAGTCCTGATTTTGTTGGGCAGAGCCGTCTTGCATTTAACAGATTATTTGACCTCTTCGAAGAAACTCTGAAAACTGAAGAATTATGGTTAACAATCACATCTCACCGAGAGGATAGTTAAATGAAAGGTTTTAAGGTTTGGGTAGATTATGACCGAATTGAGAATGATGTAAGTATCCATGTGGATAAGGACACGGCTAAAATCTTAGTTGCTCTTCTTCATGAGAGTCAGCCGCAAACTCCTCATTTTCAAGATGTTTGCAAGAAGATGATAGAGTTAATAGAAAGAGAAATAAATGAAAGGAGGTGATCTAATGGATAATATGAATTGGGGAACGTGGCTTCGTGGAGTTATTTCATCCATATGTTCTGGAGCAATTACGGCATTAGCTGCTATTGCGGTTCTAAAACAGATACCAGACACATGGACACTTTTTGTCATTGGAGGAATACCAACTCTGTTAAACTTCTTCTCCTATATTAAACAGAGTCCCCCTCCGTTCGGTTACAAATTGGTTAAGGAAGAAGTTGTTTCTCAAGTTATTAAAACCGTTGATATCCCAAAATGAAAGGAGGATTTATCTTATGAAAAGAAAAGGTTTCACATTCATTGGGTTGCTTTTTGTTATCCTGGTCATGTTAACATTGGTTGGCTGTGCCGGCTGGCAGACCAAAACCACTCAGGCCTATAAAGCCGCAGGCACTTTGGGGGCCACTTATTATCAAGTGGCTAAACCTTCGTGTGACCAAAACTTACTCCCTGCTGATAAATGCGCCATGCTGAAAAAGGTGAACAATGACGCACGATCAATCTATATTAAGGCAGGGGATGTTTTAAAACTGGCGATCAATGCAACGGATGCCGTCCAGACCCAACAGCTATTAGCACAATTCAATACGCTAATGAGTCAGTTTAACACCGTCATGGCAGACTTCGTGAGTCTACTTAAACAGTACAAAATTCTATCGAAAGGAGAAATAATCCATGAGCGAGACTATGTTACTATTCTTGACAAATATGGTTTTGGCTTTGATAAAAAATGGGCCAGAAATTGTGAGTGAGGTCAAAGACCTTCTCTCCAGTTCTAATATCGAGAATAAGGATGAGTTGATCGCCCAGATCACGGAAGCGCAGGGGAAATGGCCGGAGTGGACATAACAATTTAGACCATATCTTCAACAGTGAGGGGGATTAAGTTCCCCCTTTTTTATTCTCCTTCACTTTATCCTCGGCCTGTTGTAGGCTCTTTAAAATTTCTTGAACATATGGTGAGGATACTCTTAATTCATCTTCCAACTTCTTCACTCTCTCCTGAAGTTTTGCTCGATCACTCTCGACCCTACAGGTGATGACACATTGATCTTTTAATTCAGACTGTAATTTCTCACTCTCCTCCTGCCCCTCCCGACGGCCCTGGAGATAACCCCACTTAGCATATCCCTTACCCTCGTCATCCTCCTTTGAATTTTTTTCCCACAATTCCTCAAACTCCTCTAAGACAGACGCAGGATTACTCCCTGAGTCCATTTCTCCAATCGGCTTTCCACAAGTATCAATTCTGTTTGTGTACATATCTACCTCCTTGTTGGCGGCCAATGGGCAGACTCCTAATTAGTCCTGCTCGTAAGGCATTGGACACATCGTCCCACATCTTCTCTCGGCTTTCGCCACCATTGACCGCCAACTCATTCTCTGCGCACCATCCGCGCACCGTTTTAGACTACATAAAAAGGCAGATAATTGAATCTTATCTTTGAATTCATTACTCTTTTTCATGAAATATATCACTTCGCACGGTAGAGATATAACAATTCATTATCTTGTCTTATTTCAAGCACTTGTAGACAATGAATTTCCATCTTTTATTTGTACTGTATCTAACCTACCGAAATTATTGGGTAGCCATTTGTCGCACGGTACACAGTTTTTACAGACTAAAATCCATCTGCCATTATCTTGTATTGCAATTCCATGTATAAGCCTGATATTCTTTAGACATCTCGGGCACGTATACATTATTTTATAAATATTTGATGTCATTCTGAAATGATTATTCCATAAAAAACTGCTTCTTCTTCTTGCCTCAATGGATAGATCACGATAATATTTCAATTCTCCTCTGTATTTAGATAATATTTCTGATATCGATGCCGGAGCATTTATTGGCTTATGGTATCTATCTCTTTCTTTTGACCATGCCCCAACCCTTTTACCATCTTTAGTATACCATCTAATTTCTTGAACATCTTTCGTCCTTAAATATTTCAAAATCTTCTCGGCACTTGTTGAACCTACTTCCACAATGAGATATTTTCCATTTCCTTTCTTAAATACTAAGTCAGGGATTAATCCTTGAACTTTTCTTTCATAAGACAACTTCAAATTTGGTTCAATTTCCAATCTTTTTTTGACATATTCTATCCCTAATTGATGAGCGAGATAGTTAGGTTTCGTTCTGCCTTTTCTTTTTCTCATCTCCTCATCACCTTCCTATAATTTAAAGTCACGGCCAATAGGTCTTTTCTAAAATATGATGTTATTACCACCATCATATAAATAGAAGATTGCCTATTGGCCATGCACTTTCATTTCCCCCTCACCTTCCCAAGCGCCTTTATTTTTATCTCTAATTTAATGATCAACTGTTGGCGCAACTTTCTTAATGATTTGCCTTGACCTTCTACAAAAAGGCCGGTTGGTTCATGCACGCATCTCATAAAGAAATCCGAATATACTCCTCCTCTAAAAGTATCGATTCTTATATCTTTTTTAATTGTCTTAATTATTTCCCCTTCCCTCCCATGACTTTCGATATTGCCTCAGTCTCATATCTCGCATAATATCTCTCGGTTGTCTTGATCGATGAATGGCCCAAAAGTCGAGAGATTAGGGCGAGCTCACCCATGTTGTTACATGCCTTCGAGTGCCGGTTACCGCGATAATTGGAAACCATTGGGATCCCATATTTCTCATGAGCCTTCAGATTGGCCCGGGTCCAGATGCCATATAAGGTCTGTCGGCGGTATTTTCTGCCCTGGACGGTACAAAAAATGTAATGGATATTAGAAATCAGCGGGGGTCCAGGTCGCTCACCCCATTGGTCTGGCCGTTCACTTCTTAGAGCCTCGTTCCACGTGGTGTCCAGACCGACAGGCTTAGCCGTAGGTGCCCTCGATGCCCCCACCAAACATTTTTCGATCGCAGGAGTAATTGGCAAAGGATTATCCTGCCTTGTTTTCGTGTCCCTGAACGCAAATACTCCCTTTCGCCAGTCGATATCGGCTTTCTTTAGATTGCAAGCCTCAGATGGTCGGCATCCCGTAATGGCGAGAAAGTGAAAGATAGGTAGGTGGTGACCAGGGATAAACTCATGGACCTTTGCTTGCTCATCTTCAGATAGCCATTTAAAGATTTTCGAAGGAATAGACACGGAGGGGAACGGCGGGACCCTGCCCAGATCATAGGAGAATGAGTTTAGGAAGGCCTTGAAGGTGACCACAATCACTCTCAGATAAGATGGGGTATATCCCTGTTTCTGGATTTCCGTGAACCAATTATCGATCTCCACCTGTCTAAGTTTGATTGGCTGGCCCTTAAAAAAGGGCTGGATAAACCGTTTAAAGATATTCTCCCTGGCCTCCATCCGAGCCTTCCCGCAGGGCTTCCTCTCGTTATAGGTTTCCCATGCCTTCTCTAAAAGTAAGGGCTTATCCTTTCCCCAATCGGCAGGGTTAAATATCCCTTCATCGACCTCAGATTGGATACGGGAAAGAAGGCGCTCGCATTGTTTCGGATGGTAAAGTGCTGTCCCGTCAAGATATTTGGAAAAGAAAAATTTGTGGCCTCCCCACGGAAACCAAACCCGATACGTCTTTCTCCCTTTCGGAAGATAATATCCCCCCCGCATGCTCATCCCCTCCGGATTGGAGATATTATTATAGAGATTTTGAGATGTCAAGAGAGGGATCAATCTATTATGCTGCCTTCCTTCCCGTGGCCCCCATCGACGATGTGGAGACGGCCTTGACTCCAGGGATATGGAGTTCTCCTTTAAGGGACCGAGCCTGAGCATTCAGGGCGGTCATATTCGGTTCGATATAAGCCAAAGGGCGCCCATCGGCCACGGCTCGACATAAAGCCCGAAGGTCAACCACTTCGGCATGCCAATATTCTTTTATGGTGGCTCCCTCCAACTTGATCTTCTGTGTCTCCGTCGGCGGGATATAAATCTCTACCGGCTTTTCGGCTTCTTCGATGGTCTCGGCAACGAGGGCTTCGGCCTCTTCGGTTGCTCCTGCTTTTTCAAGTTCTGCAGCTTGGGCGATCCTTTCCTCCTCTTCCTTCTTCCGGCGTTCCATCTCGATCTTGATTGCTTCTTGTCTTGCAATCTCTTCTTCTTCTAATCGCTTTTTGTCCTGTTCCTTTTTATAGAGGACGATCTGATCACCGATATAGGTTTCTGCCTCATTTAGAGGGGCCTCGATCTTTTCCCATTCTAAAGCGATAGTCTTTCGGGATTCCTCCGCTTTCTGTTTGGCCACTTGTGCAGCCTTTAGCATTGGCCCAAATACACTTTCAATTTTCTTTTTCAAGGCACGGATGATAATGAAAAAATCATTCGCCTTTTTCAAAGATTCTTGATCCTTGACCACGATCATCTTTGCCTGATCGGGGATTGGCATCACTTCGGCTTTTACTACTTCAATGTCAGTTTGCATAGAGTCTCCTCTCTCGATATGATTTACGTTCACATTCCTTACAGGTGTTGTAATGTCCTCCATATTTATCGGTATGTTTAAAATCGTCTTTGTTTTTAAGCTGGTGACATTTGCCACAAATTTTTTGAGTGTTTGGACTTCCACCAGCATCCACAATTCTTTTTCTCGCATGAAGAAAAATATGATACCCATTATTTTGACAAATCACCGTTGATTGATCGTCTTCTATATCCTTGACATGGTGGACAACAGCTCCAAATGGTAAGGGTTTTCCCAACGCTTTTTCTGCAACTAAAACAGCATTTGGGATATAACCATTTGGATCTGCTCTCGGATGACTTGGGAGATTTATTAATAGTCTACCATCCGATTTGATTCTTTGGCCCCCATTCCAATGGTAATGACGCTCTCTTTTGTAAAACTGACCAGCACAGATACTATTACAAAATTTACGATCTTGTTTCCTTTCAGACGGGCGTCTTTCAAATATCTTTCCGCAATTATCACAAACTTGTTTCTTCCTTTTATCATTCAAGGCGAGTCGACACCGGATACTACAGGTTTTTCTTTTGCCTACCTCATTCGGCCTGATATAGAATTTATTCCCACAGATAGAACAGTCTATTTCGTTCATGGTTGGTTTCCCTCCTCTGATTCACTTACCGGTGTTTCAGTCTCAATGGTGATTTCGTATTCCTTTATCGGATATCCTTTTACCTCAAAATCCGTAACACAGGCCCCTTTGGGGAAAAATTGAGCGGGTACTATTACTTTTAACAACTCCATTATTTCGATTTTATTCATGGTCAATTTTGTTTTCATGGGGTCTCCTTCCACCTCGTAATTTGTAGACAATTTAGAAAGATTGGCAATAATAACTTTGGGTTGTTAATCGGTTCGAGTTTGTAAGTGCCATCTGCATCAAGGTATAGATCAAAGATTTTCTTCACGGGGATTTTATTGGCGATTGCCAATTCAAAATATGAGGCCCCCTGAAGAGGATCAACTTTGGGGGCTTTGGCTCCTGATTTTAGATCGATTATCACAAAGCAATTGTTAAGCGGACCAATGCGGTCCAATCTTCCGGCATACATGAATTTCGGATGGAAAAGTTTGTGCTCAATATGGGTCGGTATGAATCCGGTATCCAACTTAAACCCCACATAAGCGGCGACATACCCAGAAATTTGAGGATCGAGAGAGTTTCCATCTAACTCATCTCGGTCAAGATATTCGGTTGCAAGATGCACAAGCCTCCCTCTTTCTAAATAGTATGGGTCTTTCTGACGATCATCCAGAATATCAAGAGCCTGAGTTGTGGAAATTATCCGGTGTCCGTCCAATCTATAGATGTGCCCCTCTTCTTGAAAGGTGAATTCCGGCATTATCCCTCTTCCCCGGGCTCTCTCACCGCCTCAAGTGCGATCTCTTTCAGATTGAGACCTTTTTCAGTCTCTTCATAGGTGATAAGGCAATTGACTTTTTCATCGATGGATTTCTTGGCAGTCTCAGCTTGGGTCTTGCTGAAAGTCGAATATTTCTGATTGCCAGCATGGATTATGTAGAGTGTCCAGTCCGAACCATCCCTTTTCTTTCCCGATGTAGAAGTGACCTTTTCGACAGCAACGGTGACGGTTGGAAGTGTGGAGGATTCGCTTTTTTCACCTTCGGGCTTCTTCTTTTGGGGTTCTTTGATCGGAGGTTTCCCATTAATCCCTACTTCCATTCCTTCCGGTAGATCCTCAAGGTCCTGATCGAAGATGTCTGAGGCCGCCGTAATAGTGAGCGTCATGTCAACGAGGGCCCTCTTCTTCGCCATTTTTAAGATCGTATTGGCAATATCGGAAGGATTCATACGAACCTGCTTTGCTTGGTAGGGTGCTTTCTCTCCGTGTTTCCAAACAATCCGTTTCCTATCCGCCGGGGTTTCATCAAATTCAGGATCACAGACAGGTTTCCTCCATTTATATTTGTCTTCATTCGAGGAACATTCACCGATTCCTACACCGAGGAGATTTCCCATGGCTTGGGAAAATCCTTTGACGGCGATCCGGTAACGAATCTCATCCTCAGTCGAAAGGTCTGTGATGAATTCTGAGGGATCGGCCCCGATATGAAACGTAGAAAGAAGTTTCTCCGCGCCCGGTTTATAAAGAGTGGGTTTAGGAGTGCCGGGAATTTTACCGTAATGCTTCCCCTCAATCATTACGGCCTCCATGACCTCTTGAATTAATTGTACCTGTGCTTTAATTTGTGCTGCCGTCAATGGTTTCTTCCCATAAATTTCAAGTGCATTTTCCATCTTTACTCTCCTTTCTTTCATAATGATATCCGTCCAATATTTCAATAATTTTACTTGCCTCATTTGCTATTGAATGACAATGTTCACAAATAGTAATTCCATTAGATAAATTCCAAATATCACTACAGGATAAAGCCTGCTCAAAGGTCATAATTCGATGTTTATGAATAACCGTAGAAAGTCTAATCCTATGATGTGCATTAAGATTTCCCCCAGTCGAATCTTTGCAAATCAAACACATATAATTGTCTCGTTTGAAAATCCTCTCCCTCCATTCGACATATTGATTTGAATTTCTGATTTTCATTATCAGAGGAGTTTTACCACCTTTCCATTGGGGATGATTTTCTCCTTTAAGAATTCCCTTTCGTTGTTTCCATGTTCTTTGAAATGTAATTTGATGAATTGGATTTCTACTTGGGTGATTTTGTCCTTTCATTTCAGGCCATTCTTTTCCTTTATTCCAGGGGATTGAATCTTTTTTAAATTCAGTATTGGGAGAAAATCGTCTACCCTTAGGAGTTTTATAAGCAATTTGTTTGAGCATATTTCTTAGACGATCTTTTTCGTCTATAGTTCTTTCATAAACTCCACTTGGCATCAACCATCTTCCTCCTTTTCTTCTATTTTCTAAACGATTTTATCAGCCTTATTTTGTTCTCGTGGAATCCAATCTAATTTGATTTTTTTCCCTCGGATCAATGCACTGGCAGCTTCTTTTAGAGGAATCAAATTTTGATCTTTCGTTTTCCATTTCCCTTCGATTTGATTAACCGCAAGTTGGCTATCAGAAAATATATGGCTTTCATTTTCGGCAATAATGGCAGAAAGAATGATTGCACTATATTCCATAACATTGCCTGATAATATTTGTTCAAGAGTTATAGTTATTTGTTTATTATTGTCTAAAATGAGTATGCCAAATTTACTGACATGCCCATTCCACCCACTTCCGTCGCAATATATTTTCATTCCCCCTTCTCCTCTTCTTCCCTTTCCCCATCTTCATCCGCCTCATTCCGCCAGTCCTCATTGACACAGAAATGCTTTTGAAGAAAGAAATAATAGCATAGGCAATATGGACAGATGGGCATGGTTATTTGTGCTTTAATTTCTCTTCTTTGAGAGTTTCATTTACTGCCCATGAGATTAAAAATAAAACGGCAGCCAATGAAAAGAATCCGGTTATTTTGTGGATTAGAAAACATCCGTATATCAAAGCCCCCATACCTAAAAATGAGGTTAAAATAAGGGCTATTGACAAGCGACTTTTAGTTTCCATAATTGTCTCATACCTCCTCGGGGCGGGCTCCCTAACCCGCCCCTCCCCAAAACCATATTATCCCCTCACTCTGGGGCGGAGGGCTGCCCATCCTTACTACCTTTCTGAAATAAGTGAATCTCTTTTTAAACCTTCCTCTTGAATCTTTAATGTTCTTTTCTTATATTTTCTGACCAGATGATACTTAGGAAGAAAATGTCTGATTAGAAATTCAATGGTCTTTTTCATTTCTTGATTTCTCCTTTTTATTTCCTCGGCCCCGTAGCCTGGGCGGGGACAGGCGACTCAATGTTTTCCAGAAACCTACAAAGCCCACTTTCCACCAAAAACCATAGTGTTTTATTAGGTTGATCCTTTTCATTTTTTGTTTTCAATCAACGCTTGCCGTGGAAATAAATCTGCCAAGTTTTTCAATTCTTCATTTTCTATTTGTCCAGCAGTTCTACCATCGGAAAGCATCAAATGAGAAAAGAAAGCATCCTTAAACCCACAAACAACGGCACGCAGGCAAACTCCTTTAATATAATGATAGAGCATCGTGGCGGCCTGAACCCTGGCGGCTTTATCATTTTCTTTATAGGATTTCATTACCGGCCAAATAATCTTGAAAGCGTTACCTTCAATCGAAAATCCAAGCATAAAGGCTGCTTTGCCATTACGATCCATACCAAACCCCTCGGCTTCAATTTTTCCTCCCAAATCTTCTATTTGGCGTTTCGCTCGATCAATCCAGGTATCGGGAGAGGATTTGCTCGTCTGCCAGTAATTTAACTCCTCGGCATACATCTTTAAGGTCCTACTTTCTTTTTCGGGTCAGGTGATATCTGAATCTTAATCCCTTGTTCTGTTAATGCTTGAACTATTCCCCTGTGGCTACTTTCAATTGCTTGGATCCTTGGAAGAATTGATTTTTGAATTATGATAGCACCCCCTATAGCACCAATTAAGAGAACCAATAATAACCAAGCGGTGAGCTCACGGAATTTCATTTAGCCTTCTCCTTGCCATCAATTCTTTGATAACTTTAGAAATATCGGCCATGCACTCAGGATTGAATATTGTATTCGGAGAAGGATAAAAGCAGTATTGTCTCCATCGTCCAAACCATTTTATTTGTCCCAAAACCGATCCTTGAGATTTTGATAGAACATTCCAAACATCGGTTTTGCCAGTATAACCAACACGATCAAACTCCAAATATCGGCTGTCAATCATATTTCTGCCTCAAACATCTCTGCAATTTTAAGAGCCAAGGTTGCCACCTGAATAGCCTCGGAAACTACTTTCTCTTTAGTGCCATCTCGATATTCATACTCCCCAATAGCTTTAGCCAAAGAGCCAAGTTCTTCGGTAGTGTACCCAAGCCATTCCCACGAAGTATGGATTTGAACGCCCCATTTGAGAAGCTGGTTATTGTTTTCATTCCGAACTTTTTTAATGATCCAATTATCGTTTATCAAACATCGGTCAATGTACTCTTTCATCTTGATACCTCTCTTTTAAATTCAATCACCCATACGAAATCGTTTCGTTCCCATGCACCCTTACCGTTGATAGAATCCCATAATCTTCTAAATTTCCAACGCCAAGCAGCATCTTCATAGGGATAAATAGTTACTCCTTCTTTAATCGAATCTTCTGTGGTGATCTCCTGCACCCTCTCAACCCTGATATTTGTGATTTCAAGGGTGATACGGGAGGCCCAGCGGGGCATGTGGATGGAGGGTGTCCAACCATAAGGCCAATCAGGATTAGTAGCCCTATAGATAATCTGTCTCCCTCTTCCGTCTTTGTATCCGGCAAAAACAACATCATGTGTCTCCCTTACCCAGAGATGATCTCCGGTTTGACCAAAAGGACATTCACTAATCCACTTTTCAAGATGAAATTTTCTTAGCCAATCTCCCTCACAAGGTTGTGGTTTTATTATCCTCCTCGTCATAGTCTTTCTACCCTCAAGGATTGCCCTGACCATTTCTGAACTAAAAATGATTGGATGTTCTTTCATTTTTCCCCTTTCATTTCCATACCAATTTAACGGTAAATGGGGCATAGACAAAAATGCCCAAATAGACAAGAACAGCAATTAAGGCAAGCCAACAAGGTATGCGAAGATATTGCCAAGCGACATCCCAATTGATTGCCGATGGACGATTCCGATGATTCATATCAACCTCCTTCCTCTCCCCAATCATCCTCGTAGTCATAGTCAAATTGAGATTGCCAATCTCTATCGGATACTAATTTGACATCAGCCTTGTCTTGAGGAGACCATTCTGACTCCGGTTTGTTCTTGATGAGTTCAACCCGATGCCTCAGATTGTCTCGATCCCATTGAGCCGCCGATTTACTACTCTCCATCTGTTTGCGAACCTTATATTGCCTAATCGCCTCATCAACAAGACGCTGAGAAACCTTCCGCATCCCATTAATTTCTTCAATGGTCATTGATTTATCGCTGGCAAGGGATGCTTCAAAATGGGAATAATCGTAAGAGTTCATTACCTTGATGCTCGCTTTAAATTTCTTGGTTTTCATATCAATCTCCTCAATATCCGGCAATAGATGAGCCTCAACCGAATCCAAAAAAGCTCGAAGGAATTTTTTAGCTTGAAAAGAAAACGAATTCTATTTGCCATTGACTCTTTTCTTCCTCTCGATCCTTTTCTGCACTTTTCCTTTGAATCCGCAATACCATGACGATGATGATTCAGGATTTTGCGGGAATCTTAGGAAAGGGCATTCAGCATCTAAACAAACATCGACATTTACTTTGAACCGCTGTTTGGATTTCTCGCAGACTATGTAAGGAATGTGGTCACCTCCTTATGAAAGGCTTTACTCTTTTGGTTGCAAATCGAGTTTTCTTTGTGTTTCTTCTGCATCCATTGGCCGTTCTTCGACGACTTCGCCAGTATCGAGACGGGTGATGGTGACGGTTCCAAGCCTATAGTCAAACTCTTTTCTGCAATCGATGTTTCGATGCTCGTATCCAGATCGGATTTTTTCAGACATCATCGTCATGTTTCCTTCGAGTGCCGAGAGTTCAGCCTTGATTTGAGTGGAAGCGGATTTTAGGTGGCCTTCTGCTTCAGAATGATCGGAAAATGCTTTGGCGAGAGATTTGCCGAGTTCTTTAATTTCATCCTCGGTGAATTTGTATATCAAATACTTTTTGCAGGATTCTTCAATAACATCATTAGATTTTTTCTTAGTCAAGTGATCACCCCCTCTATATTTATTGCATCATCTTAAATAGAAGATTTGCATTTTCTACAGAATTTAGGCCAACATATTTCACTTTTGTCACGCAATCGGGAAAAGGCACAGCTGAAACTGCATTTGTGTTATCAAATTCCTGTTTACAATGGGGACATTTAACCCCCTCCGAAACATCATGAAGTTCTTTGTTGATCTTTTTTAAGCAGATCGGACAGAAAATCATTTCACCCTCCTTTTACTCTAATTCTCTGGTAACTTTGAGCGTTTTGACTTCCTTGAGTTCATAGATGGCAACCTTGCCCATATGCTCGTCAATGAATTCAATTGTTGTTCCAACATCGAGATATGGTTCGCTACCTGTTGATTTTTGCCATTGGGCATAAATCTTTTTAGGAAATGCTTTCATACCTCCTCTCCTTTCCCGAGATATTCCTATCCCGTTGATTTCGATCTCCTCACTCATAAAAAAGGGGACATCGCCTGCCATAATCCCATTACTTGCCGGAGCTTTCATGGTGACAGACAATGTCCCCTGTCGGAGACTTTTTCTTTTTATCCTACCACACGTCGGCAGCAGGAGTAAAGTTATTTCTTGGCTTCCTTTACGGCGGCCCTGAGATCGGAGATATTTGCCTTTCGGCGCAAAAATCGATCAGCAACTCCTTCAATATCAGGAACCGTGGGGTAGAGTTGTACCTCACAAAAAATTGATAGACAGGAGAGCATCCACTTCTCCCATCCTTTAGTATCTCCCCATTTTGTGAGAAGACTTTTAGCTCTCGGATATAGATGGAGATGCTTCACACATTCCTCCCATTTTTCTGGGGGGATTACCTCCAACGCCTCCTTAGGTAGTCTATTTTCTGCCCAAAGTTCTCCCAATTTTTTCCCTTCTTCTACAATCACTTCTAATTTTTTTTCCATCTTCTTCTCCCTGTCGGGATTAATCCCGTCGAACCCGTCAGCATCACCCTATCTCGTTAGGGTGTAGAGTGGGTCAAACTCTACGAACCAGTTATCGGGTCTCTGGTTAACCCTTCTATTTCTTCGATCTCCTCACCGCCTGTCTAACTCAAAGGGCTGAATCCTCTATCACGGGAGCCGTGTGTAACAGGTCGTCCTTTCGGGTCTGTTACGGTCTTCTCCTAAGAGGAAAATGAGTGGATCATTTCAAATCTTCCAAATGAAAAAGGTTTATTATTTAATTCTCCAGCACCGAAATCCCTTAGCGGTTTTTCTAATGGTAAATTTCCAATCTAAATGCTTCCGGTGCATAAGTTGCCAATAGGCATTTCGGACATTAAAGTGAGCTATTTCTTTTGAGATTAAAAAAGAATCTCCAACTTTCATCCTTTCAAAGGGGTATTTAAGACCATCTACTCTCCCAAAATATGGACAAGGAATACCTTTTTCTATTTTCATTTACTTTTCTCTCCTAAGAGGAAGAGTGGGGGATCATTTCATCTCCAAACGAAAAAGGTTATGGCGATAAACTTGCTTCTGTAGATATAGTTTTATCAGTATTAGGGGAATTAATACCTTTTGTGGCTATCCTACCCCTTGTTTTAGGCTTTAAGTTCCTCTGGGCACTCTGTACACGTGCTGTAGACTTAAAATCGGGGTATTTTTCTTTATTCCGGTAGGGCATAAAGGGATAAAGTGGGCAATTTGGGATTAAGCAATCGTTTTTCCCGTCTGCATAATAATTCATACAACTGGCACAATTTGCGATAATGGCCTGCCTTTGAGTAAGCCTATCTCCGTTCAAATACCTTTTTAATTCTCTAACTCCTCTTGCTTTCATTTTTCTCCTTATCCCAATTCCTTGTCTTACAATTCGGGCACTCCCTGGGTTTATTAGGAGTCCGGCCATACCAGACGTGAAAGCACCTTAAACATTTCCATTCAGGTAGGATTATTTTTTTCATATTTATTATCATAAAGACAAATTTCTGCTTTGTCAAGAAGAAAGATTTCACATGATTATTAAAATTTTCTAATCGTTTTCTTTGGTTTATTTGTTGGAAAGAAGATGGGCAGGCGGGTAATTCGTTGCTTCACATATTTTTATAAGACTACGCAAACTTGGAAATCTCTTTAGTTTACGCCACTTTAAAACCGTATCTCTATCAACTCCGATTTTCGCTTTAACCTTTCCCCAATCCCCAAGACGTGAATGTTCGTATTCCAATATTGCTATTAACTTATCATAAAACTTATTTTCATCAAACTTGAATTCGGTCATATTATTTTCTTGACTTTACAGACAAATGTCTTTATAATCTTTTCCTATGGACAAACTACCATTCAAAAAACAGACAAAAATCCAACTGATCAAACTTGGGATAACCCAAACCCAACTTAGTAAAAAGCTCAAAATTCCACGAAACAGGGTAAAC